AATACGTTGCCGCCCATATTATGCCTTCATCGCAATTAATGCTGCCATACGATCCTTGAGATAATCTTCTTGGCCTGTGTTAAAGATTTTTGCGTTTTGTAGTTGATTAAATGTGTCTTGAATTTGTGCGTTTAAGTTATTAACCTGTTGTACTCGCATCATGGTAGACAGGTGCTGTTGATCTGCCATTTGTTGGATTGGGTCTGCTGGTAGCTCAGGTGCTGGTGGCACGATTGGTTCTGCGTTGGCTATGCCTGTATCGCTGCCTTTGCTATTGACAGCATCTGCTTGATATCTTGCCTGTGCCTGCGGAGTCGCATCTAATTTAGCAATGTATTCAGCATACTTGACTGGATCAATTGGGGTGCCATTGGGATCATACCACAGTTGATCGCGATGATTTTTTACATAATTTCCACTGGCTGTTTTGACAACAATGTCTTTAGTGATGAATATTTGTGCTTCGTTCATTAACAATAATGCTTCATTTAATTTTTGCTCAAGTGATTCTTTTGTAATAGTAGCCAACGCTTGCTTGACCTGTGGATTTGTTTCGGCTGCTTGCGCAATCTTTGCGCCATCTTGTCCGGTCATTTTAGAAATAGTTTGGACTGCCATTGCTTTTTCAGTTTGTGATGCTGGTGTGTTGGCTGCCTGATTGTCTGCTGGTGCTCCTTGCCCGCTGGCGCCAAGAGCACTGGTCAATGCCGCTGTGGCATAATCAGTAAATGCCTGAGATACTTGTTGTTTTTTAACCTTGCTAGATTTAATTTTACTAACAGTGGCTTGTGATAACTTGTTTAATTTATCAAGTGCTTTTTTAGTCGATGGATCACTTGCTATTTGATTGGGATTTACTTTATTTTTTGTTGCCAACGGAATTACATTTTTAGCTACTAAATCTTTAGCTTGTTTAATAGCAATGGCTCTACGATTGAATCCACCAGCTGCTTCTTTTAACGTTGGGTCTGTTGCCATTTGACGATTAACTATTGAATTAGGTTCGGCAGCAATTTGTAATTCAGAACGGTTATCTCCAACTGCTTGTCGAGCCGCTGAACCGGCTGCTTGTGCTTTTTGTAATTCTGATCCGCCTTGTATGTTAGGAGCTGATTTTTTATCTTTGGTTGCTGGCGGTACTCCGCCGACTATTGACGCAACTTGTTTGTATTGATCGGCGCTAATCAACGCATCTAGTGGTTTAGTTTGTTGTGGCGGAACTTGTTTTGGAGGAACAGCTGGGCTTTCGGCCTCAGCATACCATACTCCTTTGTCATCTTTAAAATACTGCCCACCATTTTTAGTTTGTACCATCAACATCTTTCCTGCGTCTGGTAACACTAAACTTAGATCGGCAAATTCAGGAGTTTTAACAAAAGTCTGAGTCATTGTTTGTACTTGTTTTTGTACTTGTTGTTGTGAAGCCTGGGCTTGTTTGTTTTGAGTAGAGGCCGCAGATACATCACCGGCAGCTCTTTTAGCGCCTTGGATTGCGTTGGCACCGGTTAGGCCTAATTTTTTATTAATTGCTTGGCGAGATTTGTCTGCGGCATTTAAAGCATTTTGATTACTTGCTACCGCTCCGGCCATTGGGCCTGTCAGCGCACCTAGTGCTCCTGCGGCACCGGCTATGTTTGGACTTTTTGTGCCGGCACTTGCGCCCTGTTGGAAACCAGTTTTAGCTGCGGTAAAGGCATCTTTGATTCCGCTAAGAATGCCTTCGTCCACCGGCTTACGGCGCTTGGTTAATTCATGAATTTGCATCTGTTTTTCTCACGGTGCGAGTAAATTTACCTGGGTCGCGCTGGTTGATGGCGTTTAATAATTTACGTTTAAGGTTCTCAGCCTGGTCTGGAGAATAGGTTTGATCTATTTGCTCTAACAAGCGAATAGCTGAAGAAATAATATTAGTAGCACGGTTTTCAATAACGTGACGATTGTCACGTTCAATGTACATACTGTCTAATTCTTCTAATAAACTGCGTGTTTTTTTCTGCATTTGGCCAAGACCCTTTTTATTATTTATTACAATTTAGGTAAAGGGTTGTGCTTCTAACCCTGCTTTATTTGGCCCAACAATGCCTTTAATTTGTTACTATTAACTTCGGCAGTGATTTTAGCAGTATCGCCCTGTTCGTCATCAATAGCTTCGCCATTACTGACCCGGCTTTGTGTCTTGATATTGGTGTAAATGTTGGATTTATTGAAGGTACTTGTTGAGCCAGTATCCTCACCGATATCGGTGATACGCATGGTTTCAATGCTGTAGCCCAGTTCTACTTTTTGTCCCACGCCACTACTGCTACGAGTTTTCATCAACTGTAAATTGTAGCGTCCACGTTCTTTCATAGCACGACTTGTAAAAATACCAAATACATTATCCGCGGTATTGATCTTACTGATACCACCACTAATATGACTATGATCAAATTCAATTTCTTCTACAGCCGCACGATTCAACTGTGACGCTGTCACAAACAATACCTGTAGTTCTCCTGCCAATGTACGAAGTTCTTCTGATACATATTTGTCTTTGACAAACAAGTCATTGGGGCTAACTTTGGCACTTACTGGCATCAACAAGTCCAAGTAGTCAACACACAAAAAGTCAATTTTGCGGCCAGTGGTAACTTGTAATTCTTTCAAATAAGCTCTAATATCGTTGACGTTGCTCTGTGCCGGCATATATTTGATTTGTAATCCGCCATGTGTGGCTTTTTGCTTCATTTTAACTTTCATCTCTACTTCGTCAATGTTTTTAAAGATGTCTGTTGCGGCCACTTCTGTAATCATACTATCGATACGTTTAGCACTCATACTTTCATAAAGTTCTAACGACAAGTAAACTCCATGTAGTCCTGCTTCAATCCAGTTTACAGCCAAGTTCATCATGAACAAGCTCTTACCCGAGCCGGATCCGCCAGCAAAAATATTAAGTTCACCACGACTAAAGCCGCCATACAACAACTTGTCCAAGGTGGGCCAACCTGTACTTTGTTGACCATTTCCATCCTTGAGTCGCATCAATCGAGCTCTTGGATCATCAAAGTAGTCAGTGCCAAGATCTTTTTGTAAACTAATCTGTACAGCATCTTTGATCAGTTTTTCTACCGGCCCAAAGTCGCCCTTTTCTAACAGGTCAGCACTTTTAAGAATAGCCCGCTCTAGCTCTTGCTTGCGAGTAAAGCCTTCAAACTCAGTCATGAACCACTCAAAGTGTCCTGAATTTAAATCTGGAATGGATTCTAACTTGACGCCTGTGGTTGCTGTGATCTGAGCCGGACTCGGCAGCGTTTTGTGCGTGTCCGAATGCTCTTGAATAAACTGTGCCGCTTCACGCAAACTACGATCAAAGTTTTCAGGATTGTAAATATTTTGTACGCGGACAAAAGATTCTGCGTCTTGGAGCATCATTTCCAAGAATACTTTTTGTACCTCGATGCTATAGTCTTTTAACAAGTTTCTTCTTCCTTAACTCAATTTTAATCTTACTGGTTTCTCTGTGGGCTAATATAATTAGCAAAGTTCCAAGCCTACCATAATGAATCACGGCATCGTTTACATCCTTGATTCCTTCGCCCCAGTCGGGCATACTGACTGCCCACCCTAGCTCTAATGCCCGATCTATTAGGGCCATACCTGCGGCATCTTGATCGGGTACCACGGTGATGTCTCGACCTAGACTTTTAATCAGCTGAACTTGCTGTGTATTGATATCATTGTGTAATACACCCAAGCCGTTGATACTTAATGCGTCAAAAACACCTTCGACTACAATGGTCTGTGTCCAATTGGGTTTTTGTAAATCTACTCCAAATACATAACCTGGTTGTGTATCAGAAATAAACTTAGGTTGGCGATTGTCAATAAATCTTGCTGTATTACCAACGATAACACCATTGTGTGTAAACGGAATTACTATGCGATTTAGTTCTCTGCCAAGGCCGCCAGGTGACACCATGTATGGATAAGCAGTAGGGTCTATGCTGCGATTAATCAAATACTCTAGATATCTGTCATGCTGTGGATTATTAATATCCAACATTTCCAAGTCTGCTGGCAAATCTCGTTCTTCAAACTCCACAGCACGAACCACCTGTTGCCGACTGTCAATGATGCCATGGATACTTTTGTGTTTCAAACTCTCAAGATTTATCATCTCAATGTCTTGTCGGTCCACGCCCAGCCACTCAAGCAACTTACGAGCCTTGTAAGAGATAGGGCGACCAAGAATAAAACTTGCGGTGTAGCCGCAGTTAAAACAGTGATACGACCATGCGCCGTCTGGGTTGGGTTTCATGCCGCCGCGCTGTCGCTTGTCTTGGCTATCTCCGCGATGGATACAACAGGGTGCGTTGAAGCTTACCCAGCCAGAGCTAGTGTGTTTCTTTTTGCCAGGTAAAAAGGATAAGACATCAATCATGCTACTATTATAGCATAGATTGTGTTAAGAATCAATACTTAACGGTAAAAAAGATTTTCTACATAACCAGTAGAAATGGCCACAAAGGCGCCTTGATTGGCTGGCGGTACTGGATAAGCTGCTGGGTTAACACCGCCGGATGGAATTGGCCAATAACCAGAACCACCAGTTAGGACCTCAATGCTGTCTACGGTTCCGTAACCAAGGCCGGCCTGTGGGTGACCGGGTGGGTATGTTTGGCTCATAATAGCACGGGCAGTTGCGCCTGCGCCATCACCCAAGATACTGATTTTTGGAGGTGCCAGGTAACCGGCGCCGCCGTTGGTCACTTCGATTGATGTTAGTACTCCATTGTTACATACAGCATAGGCCACAGCCGGAACACCTGGTGGGGTTGGCGTAGCAAATATTGAGCTATTGAAACATAAACGTAGCAATGGATACCAGCCCTCTACGTTCAGATAGATAGTTTTTGTTTCATTGTAGTAGGTAGTACTTTCAGAAATATTACGCCAAACACTCTGATAATTTTCTGCCCATTGAGCTTTGATGGTTCCTGTGTACTGATCAAGATCCATTTGAATTGTGGTTAGTGCTGAACGTGGAGCAATAAAACTTGAGTAGAATTCTGTATTGAGCCACGAGTTATAGTAGGTGCCATCACCGTCGCCATTCCAATATGGATTTCCTGCCCAGTCTGGCCAATTCTGTGGGCCAGTGCCATCAACCGATGCTTGTGCTGTTAATTTAATTGTGGGAATTGTAAGCGGATTGCTAGGTACAAACCGTGGAAATACTGAATTTACTAAATCTAACGGAGCTCTTGCTCCAGCTTGTGCGTTAGTAAATACAGCTTGGTTTAAATTACCGCTGGCACAAGTAATTCCATAACTGGCCGGCTGTGCTTGAATTTCTAACAGGTCGCTGGCTGGAATAGTAACCTTGACTTGTCCTGTGAGAGAGTTAAGAATTACCATGTCGTATTCTAAAAGAATAACTGTTCCTGCCTGATTCATTAATCGGAATTTGAAGGCACTACCAGTTACATTTACTGGTTTTTCGTCTTGATTTACAAAGGCAAATAACAACACATTGTCGATGCCTAGGTTAATTGTTAGTCTTTTTGCGTACACTGGGTTATACCTTGCTGTAAAAAATTGCCCGCTTGAATCTAACAGTAATACCTGTGTCCGTTGTTGATAGAGGTAGGCTGTGGTAGAATACATACATACTATTTAGCAAGAAATCTTTACAGATTATTTTAGACATAAATATGGCATACAATAAAAACACATGGCCAACGAAATCTTTGATAAACTAGCAGACAAATACCCGTTTATAACGCTGTGTGTTTACGCCTCCACAGAATACGTAGGAATCATACAAAATCGCGATGATGCTATTACTACAATATACGACTTTGGCAGTATCAGCGATTTGGAATCTAAAAAGAAATTTTTAGAATTGGCCAATATTTGGTGGTGGGAAAGCAATCGTAGTATTCCTATCAATATCTTTTTAAAACATGAATGGGACCCATTTAAGTTTTGTATTCGCACCTTTGCCAACAAGGATTTAGAAGTACTACACGGTCCTGTTTGCAGTCTAGCAGAAATGTCTCGTAAAAAATCCAAGCGTAAATCTATCACCCTTGTACGTCGGATGCCTGACTGAGCAAGTTCATATGTAATGCCACCAACGCCGCATAAGAGATCGAATGCGAGTGTTTAAAAGTAAACCCTTTGCTGCTATCCCCGTCCCAAACTGTGGCAAAAACTTCGGGCCAAGGACGATTCTGTAGGTGTGCTTTGCCTGGTCGAATGATCGCAATAAATGCCGCCATCCTGGTGATACTATCCGGTTTCATGCCAGCCAACAAGTCTGTGTAGTTGCCAACGTGGACCAGCTGTTTTGCCCACTCTGGGTCTGTCCATAGCCGGCTCCAATCGGGCTCTTGGCTTAATAATTGCTCATATTGTTCTTGAGATTTAATTAACTGGTACACGGACATATTAAGCAAATCAATTTTAAAGTAGCCACGTTTCTCTGCTTCTTCGTAATCTATTGCGGCGCATTGATTAACTGGATCATACGGAATGTCTGTGACATACACTCCAGAATTATGACGACGAACTGTACCTTGATGCAATTGCCGGGCCGGCGTGGCATTAATTAATCGTAATACCTGCTCTCTATCTGGAACGTCGATATCGATATCAGCTGACATTACCAACCTGCTTTCTTAAGTATTTCTTGCGCGAATTGTTGATCCTCGGGGTATTCTCTAAATTTTTTATTCCAAAAGTCTGCGTCAATGTACGCCCAAATCATTGCTACTTGTTCTGGTGTGAGTCCTGCTAAAAACTTTTGTCCTGACTCACAGTTGTAAACTACCCAGGGACTGATGCGTCCGCCGGTGATGGCATAACACATGACGTTGGTATTACCATACCGTAAACAATCTTGACTGGGATGTCTGTGTATTTCTGCCCAGTCAACTGAGTATTCGATGGCTCTTGCCAGGGCATCTGACACCGCTTCAATCTTAAGATAGCCCATTAAATATTCTGTGTAAACACTATCCTTGGCCCAGTAATCAATTTTTTTATTTTGTTTTAACAACCACTCAATAAATCTCGGTGGGTTGATTGCTTTAATTTCTACGCAATAACGGCCAAATTTTACAAAGGCTTTGTAGTATGGCGACTCGGCAAATTCTTCATAGGTTTTTTTCTTAGTAGAACCTTGTGTTAGTTCATAAAATTTCAAGTAAGCGTGGAAACCTAAGCGAACACCGGGCTCTTCTTTGGACATAAAACGCTTGCGTGGCTCGCACGAATGTATGGCCAATGACGCTTCCTTAACAAAATCTTTTTTACAATACTGACATCTATATTTCATATCTGTACGTTTGTAAGTTGCTAGGTTTGCGATTGCGTTTGCGGCGTCGGTCATTTTTTCTTGGCTTCTTGGCCAGCTTCTTTTAAGTAAGCGTCGATATCTTTTTTAGTATTAATCTTGGACATTAGTTCTATTTCATCATCCTTCATTCCAGGATAAAGTTCAACTAATTGTTTTCTAATACTACTTTCGCCAGCTTCTTTTTTCTTGGGACTAATCCAGGTATGCCTAAAATTACCCATGCCAGGACTTACGGTTGTGGCAGTCAACCACTGTAATTGCGGATGTTTGTTAATGTCAAAAAAGTGTTTATTAAGTCGCTCGTTGGTGGCAACCAGATAAAAATGTTGCAGATCTGTGCTGCCTTGTACACTACTTCCCCAGCGTATCATTAGATAATTGGAGAATTTTTTACGCTCTTCGTCGGTTAACGAATTGTAAAATTCTCTATCTTTGCTGTCAAAACAGCGCATTTCATTTGCGATGTTTAGCTTGTCTGTCATTAAAATGCCTTGTTGTAATCTACAATCTCACAGTTGCGACTAACGTCTTTGACAAAGTAAACACACTCTGGATGATCGCCTTCGCCCAATGGCACACATAACATCTGTCCGTTTTTTAGCTTAGGAGCATACCACGCTACATCTTGATACACATCTAGTATTTCTACATCTAAGAAACTTGGCCTAAAACTTGACAGCGGATTAAACTGAAATGCCTTGAATCCGCGGTCGTTAAGTGCCGACAGCGGAATAACTTCCAAGTCGCCTAGGTCTGGTTCGCCGATCAGCAGTTGCCAGTCCACAGGCATACGCACACGATGTTCACCGATGCGTAATACCAGAGCTGGTGCGTTGAACGATTCTAAAAATATCAACGGAATGTAGTGATAATCTGGGTCTTGCGGATTGCTATTATCTAAGATAGCAAATCGCATATCATCTACTTCTTCTGGTAAATGATCTAAATCGTAAGGGCTATTATCAAGCGTTAATATTCTCATACTGCTATTGTACTTTCTTAAGTTAACTAATGCGACCATTATGGTTTAATCTTGGTAAGGATCACTCCGTGATCGTTTGCTTCTAAAATTTCATAGTTGTTGGCCAATAAAAAAACCACCACAGGCCCACATTTACCCACCCAGCATTGATTGATTTGATAGGTATCATCGACTACAATTATTCCGTCATCGGTTAGATACGGATACAAATTAAGCATCTGTATCATGTGCTCAGTTTGGCAATTTTGATTGGTCATATCAATGTTAAATTGATCTTTGTATTGTATCTTTTGGTTATTGATCATCTCCGAATATTCATTGATATCCCAATTATAATCAAAATTATCCAGATACAAACAACTAATTTTTTTGTTGAGCAATGGAAAATTATTTTTTGTCCACGCACTTCCAAACGCACAATGCCATACAATTCCTGGAAGGTATGCTAATCGTTGGCTAATAGCGATATCAAGATCAACTGTGTGTAATACTGTATTATTTTCTATTGCTAATTCAGCAAAATATTTGGTAGACCCTTCCCAACGATCACTGCCAATTTCAACAAATACTGAATCACTGTTGACGGTGCCTAGGTATTTGTGTGCTGATTTAAACAGTTGTCCCATATTATTTCCACTCTAACTTTTCTTGTGTGAATGGATAGTTGGCCTCTTTGTAAAATTGTTTGCGCTTGGTCAAGTGTCGTTTGGCAAATTTACAAGTGCTTGTAACGTCCCAGATCTGTACATGATCTTTATCTTCAGCTTTTCGTATGCCTCGTCCGATGCTTTGGATGACTCGAACAAATGACTTGCCCGGCTCCACAAGTACAAGATTAAAAATACGGGGAATGTTAATACCTACAGCAGCAACACCATAGGTGGCCACAATAATTTTATCATCTACGTCTGCTACTTCAGCATATTCTTCATCGCGTTTGGTTCCTTTGGTCGCTCCTGATACAAATACAGCACGGTCGCCTAGCCTCTCAACCAGTGCGTGTCCTGCGGCCACACGGTCTACTAGGACCAAGGTGTTGCCTGTGGCCTTGACTTTTTCTACAAGAGCGGCCACGGTGTCTAATCTGCCTGTATCTTCTAGTAAAAACTTAAGTTCTGATTGATAGTTACTAAACTCTGCGTGATCAACCAACTGTACAATGTTCACATGGCATTGTGCCAGTACTCCGCGGTCTTGTAGTTCACTAGCAGATAATTGGTTAATTACAGGGCCTAGACTACAGCGTAGTGCTTGGAATTCGTAAGGCTCTTTGGGTACTGTGCCTGTGAGTCCCCAACGTATAGGCACTCGGGCCATAATGGTTGTTAGTAATGTTTTAAGTGCGTCGGCTTTGGCCATGTGTACTTCGTCCACCATAACACAAACTACACCTTCCAAGAAGTCTTGAATTGTTTCTGTGGCCACACCATTCTTGGTATTCTTTAGCAACACGTTAAGACTTTGCCAGGTACAGATGGTGTGCGTTTTGTTCCATTCTTTGCGATCCCCAAAGTAAACACCTACATCTAGGCCAAGACCAATGTAATCTTTTTCTGTTTGTGTCACCAACGATTTGTTTGGAACAATGACAATAGTACGACCCAAGTGTTCGCATCGTTGGCTTAGAGATGCTGTCATAATAGTTTTGCCAGCACCGGTGGCAATTTCCTGGATTGACTGCGGGTTCTCTAAAAAGTTGTTGATAATTTCTACTTGATAGTCACGTAGCCTAATAGGCTGTCCTTCCATGGGATGCCCCTTGGCCCACATAATATGCGAGAATGTATCTTCGGTTACTCGCTCAAAATTAACAGTGGTAGAATAATCACGCTGATCATCCAGCTCGATATCATAATTAAAATTTTCTAAGATTGGAACAATTTCTGGAAGTAGATTAGTGTAGGTGCTACCGCCCAACTGGAAGTATGCTACCTTACCATCCCATCTTCCTAACCTTACAGCCGGTTGATATCTGGCACCGGGCACCTCATATTTAAATGTGTTGACTAGTTTTTTCCGTGCGTCAAGCTCAAGTCCTTCGATCTTGATATTGACTTCATCTTTGATAATAATCGTAGCTGTTCTCATGATATAATAGTATACACGATACTGTGTAGTTTTACAACGATTACGGTAATTATAATTTTAAAAAGGTTGGTAATATGTTGTGCTGTAAACTATTCTTTATTTGGTCAACATTATCGATAGTTCCTGCTACAATGCCGCCAAATATCTGTTCTACAGTCCATTTGGGTATGTTCCAATGCTTACACCAACTATCATGTTGACTAGGCCACCATTTTTCGAATTCTTCGATAGATGGATTATCAACCAGGTCAATATCTTCTAGAGCAATATGAAGGATGGGACGAAAACTAATCCAAGGCTTGGCCAGTTCGCAAAATCTTTCAAAATTTTCTGGCTCGTTATTTTCCCAGTACAAGTGTGGAGTTTTACCTAACTCGGCCCACATAAAAAATACTTCACCTTGCTTTATTTTAGTAGACGGAGTGATCCACGAGTAGTCAATTGGTTTGGTAACTGGTCCGCCGGTTTCTCTATAATCAATTGTTAGACAATAACGACGCGGACGATGATAGCGTTCGCACAGGTGAATATGCTCGTGAAACTTTAACCACTTAGGGTCGCCGTCGTAGTTTTTTTCATAGATGATATGGATAGCATTGAGATAATCTTGGTCTTTACTTTTATTGCGTTCGATAGACAATCCTAACTCGGCACCATACTTAACTAATCTATCATCCAACTCATCATACGAATACAGATCATAATAAAAAGGCGAGTCCCATTCTTGAAACGGAATAACAACGTGTTGTAAACTTTTACACATCTTCGAAAATGCTGTGTTGATAGGCAAATCACGCAAGGTAATATCTACAGCAGAGGAGTCAGAAAACAGTAGTTTCATACACTAATTTATATCGTTAAATTTTGTAGGTAAAAAAACAGGGACCGTTTTACGGGTCCCTGATAAAATGGGCAGTTAAGAACTGCCCAGGAGCTACCAAAATACTTAGCCTATTAGGCTAAGTCCTGTAAATTTCTTACCTGTAATTCTGTTTCAAAAATCTTGCGAAAATGTTCTGGCACGTGATGTTGCGTTTCAAGTATGGCTTCGATATGATCTGTATCTAATGCGCATAATGGTTTCCAGGTTAACGGCTGACGACCATCTTTGCCACGTGTGCCCCAGTGAAATGCTTCGCGGACAACTTCATGTGGGTCCGTATTGTAAACACTTAATTCTTCAAACGGAGCACTATCTTGGATAGTCCTACGCAAGTACTCTGTGCCACCATCGACCATATACTCCAACCCATTGGCATCTACATATTCTTTGTAGTCGTGTCTATGGTAACTTTGGAGTACACGCCCGTCCGGAGTGCGGATACGGTTAGCTACAATGCGTGGTTCGGTCATTTGTCACCTCTAAGATATGGCGGTACATCTGTATCAACAATAGGCTGGCCAAAGTGTTCTTTGATAACTAAATTCCAGGCCCTGCCACGACTAAAGATATTATGGGTGTACGCTAAATCAGCACACTCTTGTATGATCAACTGGGCAAACAAGTCTAATCCTTCTTGGTCAGGATTATCTTGTATGCCAGCCTGTTGTTTGAATTTATTGATCATATTAACTGTGTTTCATACAAGTGCTAACTGCTAGGGCTTTCCAATTTTCTTGCGAAACCTTGGTCAAGTCTGCCAACTTTAATGCCATACGCAGGCTCATTTCACGTAACTTATCTTTGTTGTTATCCATAAATGTCAAGATCTCGTCACCTTGTTCTGGCGTAAAATCATAGTCATTAAACAGTTGTCCTTGACGGAAGATCTGTTTGATACGCAAGAACTTGTCACGCATGGTGTTAAGAGTCAAGTCCAAAAAGTGACAACGACTCTGTAGTGCTTCCAAGTGATCTTGCATACGTTTAGATTTCAAGTTATCAAACTTCAAGTTGGTAATAAAGATACAACCGCCCTTGAAATCAAACACATCAGGTACACCTTCACGGCGCAACATAGCACTATCGGAGTTCCAGTGGATCTTACGTTTCTTACCCGAATCCAATGCGGCCTTAAGAATGTTCAACGCCAATTCGTCTTGGAATACTGAGTCACAGTCGTCAAATACCAAGACGTTATTGCTGTCACTGTGACGATAAAGAGTACAGTACAAACCAATAGGAGTCATAGCACCTTTGACCACTTCGTATTTGATCTTTTTACCTGAAATGCGATCAAACATACCAGATTTTTCAAGCTCAAATTCTACACCATAACTCTTACCTACACCAGGAGGGCCAACTACAATCATTGCCCGGACGTCACCTGAGATAGTGGCGCGAGTCATTTGATGTAAAATATCAAATCGTTGTTCGATACGATTCATTACTTCTTCATCGGTTTCTGCCTGTGGCACGGTAAGAGCTATGGGTTGAGCAGTAGCTTCGCCTGTGACAAACTCTACATCTTCGATTGAGTCTACATTGACGCGGACTACTTCTGGCAAGTCTGGGCCAAAATAGCCATCTGATTTTACAGTCACATAGCCTCCTTTGGCTCCAGTTTGATAACCTTTTACTAGTTCAAATACCATACCATTAACAGGTTGTTTACGATATGTACCACGCTTAATCAAGATTGTTGACATCTTAGCTCCTTTTTTTAAGTTTATGTGATTATTT